TCTGCACTAGTGTTTGTTATGTCGCCTGCTTTACCTAATGTAAAGTCACCTACTAGATTTAGATTCGATCCGGTAATAATTTTCCAGGTAGAATCTACCATGCTATATCGTAGACCAAAGTTTAAACTCTGGAAAGACTGATTTACAATTTCTGCTTCAAGTGCTGTAGACAGATCGTTAATAAATCTAGGAACAATTCTAGATGCAATAGCACCGCTTGGAATTATATCGCTAAACGTAATAGGGCCTAAGCCGCTAGTTAACACACCACGGCCAGCATTAGTTCCATCTCCAGTGACTTTAACTACCTTAGTCCACAAGTAGCTTCTCTGATCAGGATCAGTTGAGTTTGTTAGTACTAGCGCACCCTTCTTAAAAGAATACCCAGTTGGGGGGACAAATTTAATTAATGCATCTGTAAACAAATACTTTAAACTGTTTGTTGAATAAGATCCAACTTTTAACAACGAGTTATCTACAATATTTTTAAAATATCCTGTAGATGTTGATGTTGTAATAGCCTGCCATACTGTGTTAGAATCAGTAAACAATATCTGATCAAACTTTGTAAAATAAAAATTGTACACTTCAGGATCAGTAAATGCAGGCTCAATTGTTTGGCGGATAAAATTAATAATATCCACTCGGCTATTAAACTTAAACGAGTAAGTATCTTCTGCTTCTTCTTTATAAATGTATCCATCATCACAGAAAACATTGATACTACTGTATTTTCCAGAGGCATCGATGATATCAAAATTTCTAGAGATGCCACTGGATGTTCTATTGATTGCTTTTATTTTAATAATATTTTGAGAAGTTGCTAGAGGAGCCAAGTTATAGTCTTCTGCGGTAATCATACGATTTTGTGTATAATATACAGCAGGTGCATTTGTTCTAATGCTATCAATATCCTCAGATGCTGCAGAGTTAGCAACTGTTGATTGTAGTGCTAGGCCAACTGTTAGTGTATGTGAAACACCTTGCTTATTCAGATAGTTAACACTGATGTTTATACCACGTAGTTCATTAGGATAAATCACATATGATAATCCGTTGCTGGTTCTGTAATAAACTCTAAACGATCCTTGCGGGAGGTTGCCATAAACTCCATCGGAAAACACTAGATCAAGACTATCACTTTCTTTAGTGTTAACTGCATAGATGTTTCTAATATTTTGATTTACACTATTGTAGGCAATGTTGCTGCCTACTAGATTAGAAACCTTAGACCATTCAGTATTTTGTGATCCGTTTGAAGTTAGTGAGAATAACCATAAGTCGCTGTTGTTAATATTAGTAGAGTTTAGAGAAATAGTTTCGTTTGTAGTAGGGATGTCAATCGAAAAATCTGCTAATTCTAAACTACCTTGTTTAAACATTAAAAAGAAACCAGTGTTAGCACTGCCGGAGCCGGCGCCATCGTTTCGATATACAAAACCTAATTGGTTTCCTGGAACTGGTGGTTCTTCATAGATGCTTTCACTATTAGCAAATGCTGTTGAGACTATTTCAAAATTCATTGATCGTGCAGCAACATTCTTTGTAAAACTATAAATCGGAACGTCTGTAGACGATGTTCTAAATCTATACTGAGAAGTTGCAATACCTTGAATAGTTGCAGATCCTTGATCTCTACCAAACTCTGTGTTATCTGCCATTGACGCATTCATAACTGTGATAAATTGCTCTACCCAATTAGTATTAGTGGGATCGTTCCATGTGATAGTTTGGTTAGCAAGATTTTTACCATTGCTGTCTAACAGATCTTCGGTTGTCGATACTGATGTAAATTTTAATAGACCGCTTGATGCAATATTACGCTTAGAGTTATAAGAAAGCATACGAGCAATTCTCAGCACACTTTCTTTAGTTTCTGCTAATTCGATAAAGTTTTCGCGGCTGGCTAAATCAATCCTAAATGCTAAACTTTGTCCTAAAAACGCAACAGCATCAATAAGAGCTAGATATTCACTGGATTCGATATAATCGTTAAAATCTTCGGGATAGTTTTCACGCAGATAAGCAATGATTACCCTGCGTAGATTCTCAAAGTCGTATGACTTGAAATCTGCATTCCTGAAGGTCTGATAAATTCTTGTCCAATCTTGGTTTAGAATTAAATTATTTTGTCTGCTTGTTGTAGTCATGTCCTATCCCTATACCAATATTTATCTAAAAATTTATATGGTCAGTTTATGATAGAGTTTGTTCTATCAAAATTAAATGTCATTCGTTCGTTAATATTAAACGGTAGATACAGTATATCCGCTTGTATTCTAATGCCTTGATCTGTAGTGTCTATTAGTATATCCTGTACTGCTATTCTAGGATCGTAATTGATAATATCTTCAACATCTTTTGAAATAATTTCTTTAACATTTTCCGTAAACGGTTCAAATAGTATGTCCCAAATTACAGTTCCGAACTCTGGATTTTCTAACTTCTCTCCTTTACGTATGTAAAAGTGATTGATAATATCTTGCTTTACAAGGTCTATATCGTATATTTTATAGTTAGATATCGAACTTACAGAACTAAATCCTTTGTAAGTAAACGATCGTGTATTGTCTATAACTTGTGCCGATGTAGTCGACACTACCTTGTTATTATAAAGTTTTTTTGCCATAATGTTTATCCTTTACGCAAGTGTCACAGCGCCGGACATAACGTCGGCAATCTTAACTTGACCTGATTTAACAGTTTTTGGAACACCCTTAGTCATCTGTAGAGGAACAAAGTGTCCGCAATCGTTTGCTCCTGCATTGTTGTGCAGACCGTTCTGCGCAAAGAATCGCTGGCCAAATCCAGTATACACACCAGTCTTATTCATAGAATCCCACTTGTTATCTTTGTAGAAAAGAATGTCTGCGGCAGCACCGTAGTTGTGCCAACTACTGCCTGCCGGCGCTGCTTGGGGACCAGTGCCAGCTTTGTATGCAGCATACAATGCATTACTGCGTTCAAACGAACGTAGACATTCAGATACACTGCAATCCCAACCTTGTGAAAAATATTCAGTGATAAATGCCTTAATACATTTAGCAAATACAATCCGTACAGCCGGTTCAAGTGTCATTAATCTAGTAGCTGTTTGCTTCGAATATTTGCTAGGAGCAAAATAATCCTCCGCCAATTGTACGCCACCTGTAGCAATTGTAGGAGTGACTGCAGGTGTTGCTGCGGCTGCTCCTGTAGTTGGTGCATATTCGTTTATCTCCGAAACGTGGGCAGCAGTCTCAGTTATTTGACTAGCTTCGGTTGCTGCTGTGTATTCTGCAGGCAATGCTCCGGACGTTTCTCTATCTGTAAATTCCGGAGTAAGGAATGTAGGCAACTGATTCTCGTGCAGTTGCCAAGGCTCGTGCATCGGAATACGTTTCATTATAGAAGTAATAGCGCCTGACTGATATTTTGTAGTAGGCCAATTTATCGGATTAGTCACTGGGTTAGAATGTGTACTCAACGGCGGAGCTTCTACTGCTGTACCTGCTTGTGTTGCACTTGCTGCGGCAGCAGCATCTGGACCGTTAATATCTACCCTAGAACCTTTCATTACAATTGCGCCCGATGCACCAATATCTAGTGTAGCAGATCCTAGCTTGATCGATGTTCCTACGTTGATATCTAAATTTGTAGAACTTGTAAGTTTTATATCACTACCTGAAAATATATCAGTGGCGCCTAAAGTAGTAATTTTAGTATCCGTACCAACTCCTATGTCTAACGAGTTTCCAATAGTAGCAGTTGTCTTAGTTCCTACTTTAAGGTCCAAAGATTCTGCTACAAACACTTTCATATCAAGGCCAGCTCTTAAATGTATGTTTTGATTAAAATCACCATTCAGCCGTCCATTGGCTTTGATATTAACATTGCGGCCTGCTTCAAAGTTAAAGTCTCTATCTGCATAAAAATTAAAGTCGTTTTCAGTGTGTACAGAAATAGAGTCCTTGGCATAGATATCAATCTTTCCATTGCTGGATAATTCTATCCAAGCAGTACCTCTAGCATTACCAATGTAGATAAGGTCTTCGGCATTATGCATTAACAATTGATGCCCTGTTCTGGTTCGAATTCTAAAGTGCTCGCCGTATGGAATTTCAGCTTGGCCAGTGCCTTTGCCCTCTAACAAGTCAACATAGTTTACCGGACCATCTGATGCTGATGTAGCTCTATGATAACGATCATCACCGTCATCCATAACAAATTGTGTACCACCTAATCGACTAACTGGTACTGGTTCAGACTGACTTTCTGCTGTGCCAATCTTAGCTTTCTTAGCACCGTTTCTACGATCAAGTGGACCAGGAGTAGAAATACCAAATACCATACTTGGTAATTCGCGCCTAGGAGATGAACTCGATACACCGCGAATATCATCCTCTAATAGCCCTTGTTCTAAGAATCTATCTGCAATAGGATGAATAACTTTTTTAATCTTATTAGGATCGCCTGCTTGTTCTGTGCCATTTATGCGTTTGTTGATTTCGGCAACAGGCATGTTCAACGGCTTGCCTGTTAAATCTTTTAAAGGCCCGTATCTTGCTTTATCAGTAGGATCCATTGTGTACTGATCGCTGCCTGCAATAGCAGGAGTCATGTTGTTAACATATCTTCCGGGCACACATGCAAACCAATAGCCCTGGGCAGGATCACCGTTTACAAATAAAACAAGAACGTTAACACCAATGTCAGGTGGCACCATCCACATACCGTAGGATTTCTGTGTGTCATTAAATCCATCAATTGTAGACTTTGATCCATCGTTCTTCCCCATGAATTCAAATGGAGTATACCCAAAGAAAGGCGATGCATACTTTACAATATAAGTTTGGCTATCTTCACCTGTTGCATTTGCTTGGGTTTTTAATAGTGTGACCTCAAGCGACCCCATAAACGAAGTGTCAAGGTGTGTGATAACTCTAGCAAGATATATGCCATCGGTTAGGCCGCCACTGCGTCCTTCTCCTTCTGCTGATGATCTAGTTTCTTGTGCCATTAATTTACCTTATTGTTGTACAATGTTGTTATCCTCGTAATCCTGGTGGTTTCCAATTTCCAGTGTTTGCTTCTGTGCCGTCACTGAAATTTACAGTTTGATCGGGCCCTCGTGCAATTGCGGCGGTTGTAGCATTATTAGTAGTTGCACTAGTAAACGGTACTGGTGCTACTGCTGGTGCTACTGCTGCTGGTAAGTTTGAAGTTGGCGCTGCCACCGGTGTATTCGAATCTCTATAATATCTATATCTGCCATTTATTGGTTGAGAAGTATTTGAAGTTGTAGTGGTTCCGCCTGTAGTAGCACCCTTTGTTGACGGCGTGACTGCTGCACTTGCTGATCCTGGAACTACTGTGCGAGCGCCGCCTGTGCTTTCGACAACTGTTGTTGACGTAGCTTCTGGCTCTCCGACTTCCGTCACTCTATTATCTGTTGGAGACACTGGCATTGGTGTTCCTTTTTCAAGTACAGCATTAGTTTCAACTTCCGGACCTTGTGGACCAGGCATCCTTAAACATTTCAATTTTTGTGTCCACTGACCGTCTTTAAATATATTGTCACAAGCGTTCACACGATATATACCACCAAACGGACTTTCTTTTCCTGAAGTTGAAAAGTCGTACAATCCAGTTTTTTCATTAATGTCAATAGGAGTTTGGAATGACAGGTACACATAGATATTGCCACTTTCGTAATTCATTGTGCCGTCTTCTGTTATTTGATCTTCGGGACCAGCATTTGCAAAATAGTTTCCTACGCCACTATCAACTAACCAATACGGATCTCCTAATATTTCTAGATCAACACTTACCATGTCTGCACTACTTCCGCTGATGAATGCATTTTGAAAAGTTTCTGCAATGTTCTGCTCTGTAGTTTTATCGCTTGATCCGCCCTTATAGCCCATTAACAATTTAGGGTCTCTTGCAGTTCTTGCCCGGCCCATCTGTGCTGCTTGTGCTGCTGGCGCTTTACCTTCGCCTGTTTTTGTTGTATTGTTTTGTCTTTCGCCTATACCTTGCTGATCTTTGTTGCCTGTTGTAGATCCTTGGTTTTCCGGTGCTGGGTTTCCAGCAGTATAAAACAAGTTATTAATAGCAATCTCAAACTTTATAATGTCTGCATTTTGCCCAGTGTATATATAATTGTAATCTTTAGCAATCAACTTCATTAATTCGTTATATCCGACTGGAGCTGAAGTGACGTTAGAGAATATCGATTGATGTACAAAATAAGGAACTACTCGATAGGTTATCTTTTTAGCATAATCTGCAACTAGCGCATCATACTCTAATAATTCAATCTGTACATCTAACTTAAACCATTTAATATATCCAGGGCCAAATGGCTTCTCTGTAATTGCTTTTTTAGCATAATCAGAGCTAAGAATTACTTGATTGATCATCGAAGTCAACGACTGGCCTTGCCCAAATTGAAATGCTCTATTCTTAGGGTCTATTGTAATTCCGTCTCTTTTAAGAACGCCTGTCTTGGTATCCCACACATCACTTGATCGCTGAAATAACGGGTTGCCGCCGCTTAGAACATCAAATCCTAAACTAGCTATAGCAAGATCATTTTTTTCAGGTTCAGCAGAGGTCACTGTAGTTCCTGGGGCAATTGTTATAGGATATTTTAGATTTGGTTTTTCTGTTGCCTTATTAGTCTTTGGCGGAGTTCCACCTGCAGAATACCAATCGCTGGCAGTTTTAGGAAACTGAATTTCATATTGATCAGGAATAGAGATTCGTTTTTCTTTTACTAACTTAGCTTCGTTTTTATTAAGTGCAGATGCAAGACTGTTTTCGCTGCCGTTTAACAAATCATAAACATCGCCCTTGCCAGCCTTCGTTCCAGATATTTTTATATCTGTATATGTGACATTCATTGCATCTGAGAAGCCTTGCTGGTTATAAGGTATAGCTTCTACTTTATATGTACTTCCGCCTTCATTTACCGTAAACTTCATAGAAGTTATCTTCATTACAAAAAACTTAGGCTTTACCGATGATATGTTTTGACCTAACTCATTGTATCCTTGGATATCCATTCTTAAAACATAAGGAGTGTTATCGAGATAGCTTAGGTATCCTGATTTCACAGCAGCATTTTGCATACTTTGTAAAAGCAATCCCATAGAATACGGTTCAAAGATTTCAAAACTAAATTTAAATGCATTACTGTTTCCAGTCTGTGTAGAAGCAGAAATTAGACATCTCATTTGAAAGTCATTAACATAATACTCTGGGGTACCAAAAAAAGTTTTAACACGCTGATCGTCAAAGCGGCCGCCTGATGCAAAAATTATATTAGGCAACGAATTAGGCGTATCTCTATAAGATTTAGGTTTATTAAATTGCTGAGGAGTTAAGCATGCCA